AGTAAATCAAGTTTAGATAATTGATCATCTAAATTTGATATGAAATAACTTTCATATGGTCTGGCTCCATAATAGTCTGAGGTATCAAGGATGAAATTGGAATAATTTCTTTCATTAATACTATTTAAAACTTTAAAAGAGTTTTTAAACACTTGATCAAGATAGAAGATTTGTTTAGAAGATTTTCTAACATTCTCTACTAACTTATCAGGTTCGTCAATACGGAAGTCACTAATTGAATCAATTAAATCTAAGGAATTATTCCTTGAATTCTTTTGAATTCTTGATTTAATTTGTTTCAATTTTATGTAAAGACCATGTACTATTGGGTTATTTTTCAAATTAATTTTATCAAATGAAGCAGGAAAAGTTTCCAAAAACTTTTCATAGTATTGCTTTAAAGAGTTTGCACTCTTTTCGGCTAATACTTGTAACCCTAGCGAAAGGACTCTATCCATAAAACGGTAGATCTCGTCCTCTTTTGGTAGGTTTAATTCATCAATAATTACATATTTAAAGAAATATTGTCTAATTTCTTGATATGTAATTGTTTTTAAATTAAATCTAATCACCAATATTGTTGAATCAATAAGTTTATAAAGTTTCTTATTAGATATATATCTTTTATTTAATTTTATACCTCTCATTGATTCTTTCAATATATCGACTACTGAACCTTTAAGAAGGGATGGTATACGTCTTAAATATTCATAAACAATATTTATTATTGTTATAGGATTATTAAGATTGTTTACAATTCCTCTTAAAGATAAACCAGAGACCTCTTTACCTTGATGTATTCATCTCTTAGCAAATTCATATGTATTTATTGATACATGTGTCTTTTGCATAGAAATATCTACACCAAGTTTATTCATTATTTTGATATAACGGCGAGCGACTTTATCGTTTCTTATTACGATATCGTCTCCTAAGATAATATAGTTCTTAAAATTATCTTTTCCTGTAGAAATATAGGCAGCTCACTGTACAACTAAATGATGAGTAATTGTAAAGGCAGCTCATGAAGAGTATGCACCCATAGGTTGCCCAACAGAATATCTGATTGAGTTTCCTTCTGGAGTTTCATAATCTCTATCAATGAGTAATCCTTTCCAGTTACTTGAAAGATTTTCATCAAATATTTTTGATAATAATTTTTCTTGTAAGAAGATCGGAAATCTGTCAGTGGCAGCAGTTAAGTCTAATGACCAAAAGCTGTTTCCGAGACCTTTTTCCCATTGATGGAAGGGGTCCTGAGTAAAAGTTCTATCACATGGAAA